CCAAACTGATTGGCTGTCCCTCTCATACTTGAAAGCTATGCTATCATAATATTTTATTTTATGTGAGAAAACAAGAGCTTATTTTCTCATTTTTTCGAATGATGTACCTTCCCAGCGTACAAGGATTCCTGAAACGGTTGAGCTGAATGTTTCATCTTTACAAATTGAATATCCTACAATCTCATATTTCAAACCCGGATTATTCTTGATGTCCATGTTCAATTCATTTACTGCACTTTTTAATAATGGAATATCTATATATTCCTTTATCATCGCACTGTTGTTCATTTCTCTTCCTCAACTTCCTTCGGTCTCAATCCTATAAAATGATATTCTAGTGTTGGGTTCTCGAAAATGTTCCCAATGATTTCAGCTTTATCCAATACATCTGGTTCATAAGGTGAAATACAATCTGGGTCCATGACATTTAAACATTCAAGATAGAAACCATTTCCAGAGAGTACTTCCTTTTCTTCATGGTAGCGATACTTCCCAAAGCGGACAATAGCTTTTACAAAATCAATTTGAAGGACATCCCCTACAAATATTTCTTTACCTTCTTTGTCATAAGTGCGTGTTGACTGAGTAATGTATTTCAAATCTTCGAAGTGCTTCCATCCACTGCCCTCATAGTAGACTACTGGACAATTACGATTTTCATCGTTTTGATCACAATTGCCTACCATGACCCTGTAAAACATTTTTTGTTTTTCTTCGTCCCATGCTCTAAATTTTGTATTCATTCCGTTACCTCCTCTATTTCAATTCCTTCACAATCGAACACCCAACCAAAACCAGCATCTTCTAGTTCTTTACGGGTGAATGTTTTATTGTTTGTATAATCATTATAAAAATGTATTCCAGTCTCCGTTTCGTTTAAATAGTCATTCAAAGTTTTAAGCTTGACTCGATACCGCTTTTCTTTCTCGATTGTGTAGCCATCCAACCAAGCTCTAGCAAAGGTTTCTTGATTTCCATCGTTATCCAACCATTCTATTACTTTCTTGCTTTCTTTGAAATAAAGGCAAATCGTGACATTTTTAATTGCTGTACGCAAATTAAATCTTTCAACTAATTGCGCCTTGAAGATCCAATCGGCCACAAGCTTCGGTATAACTGCTTTCTTTTCAAAGTGAATTAAACTACTCGGTAATGTTACTGTGAGATCATTTTCCAATTTGACTATTGATCTCATGTATTCTTTATCTAGTTCATATCTATCAAGTACTTTTACTTTTAAGATTGCATCTTTTAGAGTCATCTTTGCCCCTCACTTTCACATATCTTATATTTTGTTAAGCTCGCCTTGTTTCCGAAATCCTTTTAGAATATGGCTTTCATTCGCTTCTCTTTTTCTAGCTTATGCTTAACTCATTATGTTAATGTCAAAAATATAAAAATTAAATAACAAAGTTTCTCAAGGCATCATCTAGTTCAGCTTGTTCAATTCCAATATATCTCAGCGTTATGGCTGGAGACGAATGGTTGAACATCTTCTGTAGTGTGCCTACATCCTTTGTTTTATTGTAATATTTGTATCCAAATGTTTTGCGCATCGTGTGCGTTCCCACGTTGTCAATGCCTAATTCTTCAGCGGCCTCATGAATGATCTGATAGGCTCGTTCACGAGTGATGGCCTTGTTACCTCCTTGCCTGCTCTTGAATAAGAAATGATGGAATGGCTTCCCTTCAACATACTTCCTCATTTCTCGTTTCAGCTCTTTCGTCATTCTACGGGAAATCTGCTTGCCAGTCTTTCTTTCTCGTAGTTTGATGTGCCATCCCTGAACATCTTTGACTTTGAGTGTGAGGATATCACCAACACGCAAGCCTGTATTGAGACCAGTGATAAATAGCATGTAATACATTTCATTCCATTCTCTCAGATAGTCTTTCATCGCTTGGATGTCATCTGTGTCTTTAATGGGTGAGACCTCTTCCATACGGTTCCCCCTTTCTATATTAAAATTGATTTTTATAAGGAATTGGGAGTGCAGGAATCGAACCTGCAACCAATTGATTAAAAGTCAATCGCTCTACCATTTGAGCTAACTCCCTAACCACTATTAGGAGACCCTCTCATCCATGATGTGATTATCATGAACAAGATTATAGTATTTTATTTTGTGTGAGAATACAATATCTTATATTCTCAATTTATAGTACACCTTTCATTCTGGCATACGTTTCCAAGATACCAGCACGCTTGCGGTAAATTGTAGCATTGCTGACAAATTGCTTTTCTGCGATTTCTTCCCAATCAAGATTTGCTTGCCCCCATCTTAGGTAGAAGATGTCAAGCTGTTCTCCTGTCAGTTGCTTCTTGAAAGATTCAACAGTCTCTTTGAACAGCTCAAGATTCTTCAGGGTCACATCAGTAGCGAATTTCATCACTGTGTTTTCTGTGGGCTTGCTGATACCAGACTTACCACCCCCAACAAGATCATCACCGTTCTTTGCCATCAATTCTGCTTTGCGTGTCCAGATTGCCCTGTCAATTCCACGAAAATTGAATAATTCTTGATCAAGGTTAAACAATTCTCTGTTGTTTAATTTTTTCATTCAGTAACCTCTCTTTGATAGATTTCACCTATCCCTTTTCCTTTTAACTTCTCACAATGAGCAAGTGCTTCATGTCTTGTTTCAAATTCGGTTTCAGTGTATTCAGCTATATGCTTGGGATCAATCCAACTTGCATGACCGTGATACTTTCTTACAACATACGTCTTCATTTCTTTCTCCTGCATTTCATGACTACGCTGAAGGCCCACAGGAAGCCAGCGAACCAAGCAAAAGCTAACAACAAATAAATAAAATTTTGAAATTCCATAACAAATCCTACTTATCCAATATCAATTTAGCTACCACTAAAATCAAGACAGAAATTACTAGATCAGCTATTGCAGGTAGAAAGACATAGAACCAGCTCCAAGATATTGCACCTAACAATTTCAACGCTATTAATAATAAAGTTAACCAACTAATAAAACCCATTATTCCACCTCCTCAATCTCAACACCCGGACATTCAAACACCCAACCGAATCCGGCTTTTTCCAATTCTTTGAGGGTGTGGTGTGTTCTAATAGTGTCACCATTATCTTCATCATTAATTGACCACAAATCACTTTGTACATTGTGATTAAGGAAAGATATACTTCCGACTCCTTTAATCTTCACTAAATACCGCTTTTTCTCAACCTCATATCCATCAATCCATGCACGGGCAAATAACTCAGAGTTGTCCCAATACCATTCTGCAACTCTATCAGACATGCATGCATCTATTGAGTAGGATAGTGTATGACCTAGCTTTTTCTGTTCTGTGATAAAATCCGCCACAAACTGCGGTACTGTGACTTCCTCACGTTCCATAGCACCATCAAACTTTCCTTGATTATACCCTGCATAATATTTATACAGCTCATAATCACTTCCAAGTTTATTCAACATTTCATTGATCCATACTGCTTTAGTTGCAAGATCAAACTTTTCAATTCGTGCGATAACGTCTTTTAGTTTAATTTTATATTTATTGACCATTTGATCTGCGCTTACAATAAACTCTTCTGGTATTTCTACTTTTTCGCCACCATCAAGAACTACACTAATTAATAGCGAATCATCTGTAGAATAAGCAAACCCATCAAAGCTACCATACACTAAAACTTTAGTACAATCATCCATTTTATAAATCCTCCTCTTCAATATTTGATTTTCTTAGAATGGTAATTTGTCATCTGTGATGTCGTCCATTGGGCTTGCAAAGCTTGGTGGCATCTGTTCCGTCATGCTGTTTTGATTTGCGGTATTGTCACGCTTTTCAAGAATTTGGAAACTTTCTGCGACAACTTCAGTCACATATACACGCTGTCCTTGCTGGTTCTCATAATTTCTTGTTTGAATCCGTCCAACAATTGCCACAAGCATTCCTTTTTTCGTCCAATTGCAGAAGCGTTCTGCTTGTTCTCGCCACATCA